ATGAAACTAATATCTGAATATAACGATTACGCAATATCACCTGTAATCATCGAACAAAACGAGAAAGGTGAGAAAGAATACTACATCGAAGGAGTATTCATGCAATCAGAAATCAAAAATAGAAACGGCAGAGTTTATCCAAAAGACATAATGGAAAAAGAAGTTGGTCGTTATAGAAAAGAATTCATTGAAAAAGACCGTGCATTCGGTGAGTTGGGACATCCAGAAGGACCAACAATCAATTTAGATAGAGTTTCACATTTAATTACATCACTAGAAGAAGATGGTGATAATTATGTGGGACGAGCAAAGATTTTAAGCACTCCAAATGGTCAAATCGTAAGAAGTTTGATTTCAGATGGTGCTAAATTAGGTGTTTCATCAAGAGGTTTAGGTTCACTTGAATCAAAAGGTGATGCACAATATGTTAAGGGTGACTTTCAGTTGGCAACAGCTGCGGACATCGTTGCAGACCCAAGTGCTCCTGAAGCCTTCGTTGAAGGTATATACGAAGGAGTAGAGTGGGTAATGGAGAATGGTATTCTCAAAGCAGTTGAACTTGAAGCAATGCAGAAGCAAATCCGCACTGTCCAAGCATCAAAAATAGAGGAAACCAAGTTAAATTTATGGAAAAGGTTCGTTGAGAGTCTCTAACATATAAATAAAAAGTAAACTATTATAAATAAGTTTAATACTCAAACAGGAGAGAAAAATGGCAGAGTTAGAAAATAACCTAGAAACAGTTGAAGAAACTGTTGAAACAGTTGCAGAGGCAGGACAACCTGACGCTAAAGCTGAAAAGGGTGACACCAAACCTGTTAAGCAAGGTTCATCTGATGCGGAGAAAATAGAATCCGGAAAAGGTGAGGTCGTAAAACCTGAAGAAAATCCTGTTGACAAGTCTGTCGACTCAGTTAAAAAGGCTGGTGGCGAAACTAAACAAGTTAAAGATGCAGTAAACAAATCTGCACCTGCTCCTGAGAAATCAGAAAAACTTAAAGAAGATGACGATTCTGAGAAAGAAGTTGTGAAAGCAACTAAAATGGAATCAATCAAGGCGATTGTCAACAATATGAAGGATATGACCAAAGAGGAACTTCAAAAAACTTTTGGTGAAATGTCAGAAGAAGAAGTTGACGAGACCTTGACTAAAGCAGAAGTCGCAAGAAAAATCGTTGAAATGCTAAAAGGAATGGACGAAGCATCAGTGCTTAAAGTTGCCGAGAAGTATGAAGACGAGGAAGAAGAGGAAGAGGAACAGAAAGAAGCAGTTGAAGAAACTGTTGATACTGCAGAACTCGAATCTTCATTGGTAGAGATAGAAGTTGAAGACGACCTCAATGCAATCTCAGAAGCATTAGACTTATCAGAAGAAAATGCCGAGAAAGCTAGAACAATCTTTAAAGCAGCAGTACAAAGTAAAGTTGCAGAGATTAAAGAGTCTTTAGAATCTCAGTATTCAGAAGAATTAAAAACCTCAGTGGAAAAAGTTAAAGGTGACCTTTCGGAAGCAGTTGACAAGTATCTAACATATTGTGCAGAAGAGTGGACGAAAGAAAACGAACTTGCAATAGAAAGAGGTTTGAGAGCGGAAATGACCGAGAACTTTATCGAAGGAATGAAAACATTGTTCACAGAACATTATGTTGAAGTGCCAGAAGATAAGTACAATGTCATGGACGAACTCGCAAATAGACTCGATGAAATGGAACAAAAACTCGACTCAGAAGTTTCCAAGAATATGGAAGTGACTGAAGAGATTGATTCATTGAAGAGAGCAAATGTGGTCAGAGAAGCCTGTGAAGACTTAACTGAATCACAAAAAGAGAAAATGGAATCACTTTCAAACGGAGTAGACTTCAAAGATGTAGAAGACTTTAGTGATAAAGTTGCGGAAATCAAAGAAGCATATTTCGGTAATATTGAAGGCGATAACATTGCAGAAGAGATGAATGTGGAAGAAGGAACAGGTTCTTTTGAAGATGAGAAATCATTAGAAGAAGTTCTTGACCCAACTATCGCAAGATACTCATCTGCTATAAGTAAACTAAAACCATTAGGTTAATTTAAAGGAAAAATGTAAAATGTTTTTATCAGAAAATTTACAAGAAAAATGGTCTCCTATACTTGAACATTCAGATTTGCCAAAAATCGAAGACAACTATAAGAGAGCAGTAACCGCAGTTATCCTTGAAAACCAAGAGAAAGCTCTTAACGAAGATAGAACTACTCTTGAAGAAGCTGCACCTTTAAATGCTACTGGCTCTGCTATAAGCAATTGGGACCCAATCCTAATTTCTTTAGTAAGAAGAGCTATGCCAAATCTCGTTGCTTACGACATTTGTGGTGTTCAACCAATGACTGGTCCTACAGGTCTTATCTTTGCTATGAAAGCAAGATATCATGACGATGTAAACGCGACAAGAGACGGAATGTCAGAAGCACTTCATAACGAAGCTCGTTCAGACTATTCTGCGTCTCCTCAAACTACATCTACTTCAGTAGGTTCAGACCCAATTGGTGACCCATTCGACACATCATCTCCTTCATACGCATCTACAACAGGTGCAGGTATGTCAACAGCTTCGGCTGAGAGTTTGGGTGACGGAGCAGGGAATCACTTTGCAGAAATGGCTTTCACTATTGAGAAAGCAACTGTGACTGCAAAATCCAGAGCATTAAAAGCTGAGTACACACTCGAATTAGCACAAGACCTAAAAGCAATCCACGGTCTTGATGCAGAATCAGAATTAGCAAACATCTTATCATCTGAGATTCTTGCTGAAATCAACCGTGAAGTTATCAGAAATGTTAACTTACAAGCAAAAACTGGTGCAGCTTCAACAGCTTCAGCAGGTACTTTCAACTTAGATGTTGATGCTAACGGAAGATGGTCAGTTGAGAAATTCAAAGGTTTGATTTTCCAAATCGAAAGAGAAGCTAATGTTATTGCAAAAGAAACAAGAAGAGGAAAAGGTAACTTTATCTTATGTTCTTCTGATGTTGCTTCTGCATTATCAATGGCTGGAGTATTAGATTATACTCCTGCTCTATCAACTTCTTTGAATGTTGATGACACAGGCAATACTTTTGCTGGTGTTCTTAACGGAAAAGTTAAAGTCTATATCGACCCATATGCTGGTGTTGACTACATGACTGTTGGTTATAGAGGGTCTAACCCTTACGATGCTGGTTTATTCTACTGTCCGTATGTTCCATTACAAATGGTTCGTGCAGTTGGTGAGAATACTTTCCAACCTAAGATTGGTTTCAAAACAAGATACGGAATGGTATCTAATCCTTTTGTCGGTGCTACACCTTCAGACGGACTTGCTTCAGCAGGAACAAACCAATACTACAGAAAGATGGCTGTTTCAAACATTCTATAATCTGTATAATCGATTTATCGATACTAAAAGGGACTCAATTGAGTCCCTTTTTTTTGGCTTTGCAGTGGCACGATGCAGTATCAGAAGTCTCCGTCAGCAACTTGAACTACAGTAGTTCCTCTCTGCCTCCACATGTCAACAACTTGATTTCTGTCGTCAAAAACAATGTCGATTTTACCACCAACTTCTTCAAACTTATCTGCAAGGTCAGATTTAAACTCATCGTCTCTTCTGAAATCACCGTCAGGTCTAAGAAAAAGACCTTGATGTCCTTCTCCAATCCACTCTGAAATCTGTTTCTCGGTGATACTTCTTTCTGATTCGTTTCTTGCACTGAAGAAGGCAACATTATCACCTTGTGCAATAAATCTTTTTGCAATATCACAAACCCACTGAACAGGAGTGTCAAATACTGTAGAATTTCTGAATGATTTCCAATCTGCAGGTTTCTGAGACACAAAATGTCTCCTATGTTCTACATCGGCAATCGTTCCGTCTACATCAAAAATTACTGTTTTCTTAATCATGTATACAGTATATCAAAAAGTGAACCGCATTGTCAAGCGTCTATGCAACTTTAAGTGTTTTTCTACCATCTGTTAAATAATCTTTCTCATTCCGTGTTTTAATTGCATGACAACATTTACATAAAGTTTGAATATTCTTTGCATCGTTATGTGTGGGGTTACCATCAATGTGGTCACCATCTAACTGCCACTCTGGGTCAACAATCGTTGTTGTACATTTATAACCCAATCTACCATCGATATTTTCGCAATAATCTTTACGGTGAATTTTGTAGTCCCAGCCACCTATTCCGTAGTGAATAGAATGGTGCTTCATGCAAGTATAACCTTCACAGTCATACTTTTCAGCAACCCATGAAGTCTTACGAAACTTCCATTTTTTGATGGATGTTATGAGTTGGGCATTCTTATCACAACCTGGAACCTGACACTTAGGTCTCTTTTTTAATTTAATAATCATGGTACCAGTATACCAAAAAGTGGCACGCATTGTCAACGCATAAATAGTAATATGAATGAAAGTGATATATGTATTGATTGTAATCTTTGCTGTAGTGCAGAAGGATTAACTTTAAACATATATCCAGGTGAAGAGAACTTGATACCTGTAAAACATATCGAACTATACTTTGATACATACTCACCAAGTGGTGGTACTAGAGTTGTCTATGGTGATTTTCAACAAGTGAAAATTCCTGTGGGTGGTTGTCCTAATTTAAATAAGAATGGACATTGTGGTATATATGAAAAGAGACCAAGAACTTGTGCAGAGTTCAGATGTGGTCCACTGAAAAAATACAGTGAGGGTGATATGAGTCTTAAAGAGATACAAGAACTCATTCAAAGAGGTAAAAAAGAAATGAAAACAGACCCATATTTCTTTAAAACCAATTTCTTGGAACAATAAATAGTATTATAACGGAGAAAACTATGACAGATTATGAAAAAACAGTGAAAGTTTTAGAAGGACCTTGGTCGTCTAAAGCATTCCCAAATGGTGAAGAGACAACAGATGGTATAATACACAGAAAAATTACCACACTGTATGAAAAAGACGGATACCTTTGCGAAGAGGTGGTAACCAGAGAGTATAGAGGTAATGATTACTTTGATACTTCTACAAACAAGAGAGTAATGAAACTCAATGACTGAAATAAATAAATCAATTCTTAATAAGAACAACTTTAGATTACTAATAGAGAAAATACCAACAGTTGAATACTATGTTCAGTCTGTTAATATTCCTGGTCTTACATTCAGTGCAGTCGGTCAAGGTGCTGGTGTTGGACTAGATGCATATTTTCCAGGTGATAAAATAGAGTTTGGTAAACTAACAGTAAAGTTCTTAGTAGATGAAGATTTAGAGAACTTCAAAGAAGTTTATCAATGGATGAATTCAATTGTTCCTATCAAAGACCCAGCAGATTTTGGTGCATATGTTGGCACAACTAAAACTGCAACAGGAACAATGAGTGGTATAGATAATGATATGAATCAGTATTCAGACATTACATTGGTTACAAATACTAATAAGAACATACCAAACAAGTTCTTTAGATTCCATGATTGTTTTCCTGTATCATTAGGTGAGTTAGAATTAATCTCTGGTAGTGATAGTGAACCTGTCACATGTCAGGTAGAGTTCCAATTCTCTTATTATGATATAGAATCCAACTCTTAAAACCCCTTATAAATACTAGTATATTATGTTATAATGGTCG